CGCATCCGTCAGTACCAGCTTCATCAGATACTGGTCTGCTTTGTTGGTCATCGTTGCCGTCGTGGCGAATGCTCCGATGTTTCCTTCTGTGGTCACTGCTGCCGTGATCGGCGTATTGTCGGAGCGCGTCCCTTCTATTGTGACGGTATAGCCGGACAGATCCACCGACTCCGCGCCGTTATACACCACCATGCCCAGCGGCCGGCCGACGTCGTACTGTGAACAGTACAGCACCGGCATGACCCCGGACGGGATCATATTCAGATTGATATACTGTGTTCTAATCATATCCTGCCTTTCTCAGCACACGCCGCACGGCACCACGCCGCTGCCGGTATCTGCTTTTTTTCCTTCCTGTGCGCCCATGGCGCTGATCGTCTTGCTTTTCTGCTCTGACTGGTCCGCGGCATGCCGGAGCGCCCGGCGGATCTGGCTGATCTTATAATCAGCGTATCCGCTGCCGCATTTGCCTTCTGCCGGACAGAGGACGATCTTTTCACACATGGCATAAAGCGGACAGGTTTCACACGCCAGTTTGCTGTGTTTTTCGCGCTCCGCCCAGCGTGCGCGCACGGCGCTTTTTGTGGTCCCGTCGAATATTGTGCCGTACATTTCCGGCCCATAGGCGTAATGTTCACACGGGGACAAATCTCCGGCCGGTCCAATCGTGGCGTGATTCTTCCGATCCGCCATGCAATGCGTCCCGGCTGCATACGGCGGGAACTTCGGCCGCATCATGCCCTCCTGGATCAGGCTTCCTTCCAGCTCCAGGAGTTTTTCATAATGCTCCGGTTTTTCCTCTTCGTACAGGATCCGCGCGTACATGGAGACGCCGCTGTGTGTTTTCAGATCGTCCAGGATCCTGTAACACGGCTCCAGACCTTTCTCTGGATGGTAATGGATGCGGATGATGGACCTGACGCCCAGGCTGTTCAGTCTGTCCACGGTCTTCAGCAGTGCCTTATAGGCTCCCGCCGGCAGGCCTTTGATGCGCTCATACTCTTCGCCGGTATCATCCAGCGTCAGCTGAACGCTCCGCAGATGCCAGGCCGTCAGCTCCGCATCCTTGCACTTCGGAAGCAGAAGTCCGTTCGTTGTGATCTCTGAGGCGAAGGCCACGCCGCATTCCTCCAGCCTGGAACAGATCCGCGTGATCACCTTTTTGTTCGTGAGCGGTTCACCGCCGAACCACTTAATTGTTACCTGATTTTTGCTGTGTGTCCGTATGATGTAGGCCGCGACTTTGTCCGCCGTTTCCGTGGTCATGTCGATGCGCTCATAATCCTTTTCAAAACAATATTCACATGACGCATTGCATCCCGTCGTTGTGAATATGGTGTATCCGGTTTTTGCCATCGGCGCGGTCTGCGCCCGGATCATCCGCTGCCGGATCTGATGGGAGATCGTTTTGACGTCAAATCCATTCGGCACCAGATACCACCCGCGGACCAGGTCCGTTTTTTCCTTTTCTGAGATCTCCGGCACGCCAGAAAGCAGCGCCGCCTCCTCTGTCAGCGGATTGAATACCGCGTTTCCCTCCCTGATCAGGGAGGGATTCCACACATATATAATTCCCGGCTCCGGATGCTGAAACCCAATCGCGTCCAGCTTCGCCGCGTTCGCTTTTCTTATGATCTTCATGATTTACTCCGCATAATCACAGCCGCTGCATGGCGTGACCTCTTCGCCGGATTCACATCCGCCATCACTTCCGTCGCAGTTTCCGCATGCATCCGACGGACATTCAGCGCCTTCCGGAATGCATCCATCGCCGTGGTATCCAGGACAATCTTCATCGTCGCATCCATAGGAATCGCAATCACATCCATCACTGGAGCATCCGCCGCCGCAGCAGTTCGTCAGGATGTAATTGATCTGTTCTCCGATGTTGTACGCCTGCCCGTTATACATCACATAGGCGCCGGCGTCGTTTACCACCAGGCCGTAATTATTATCTGAGTGCCATCCAGCCCAGAAATACAGGCCGCCGTCGCTGTCCGGCGTGCCGCCCATGCCTGTCGTTTCGTCCGTGGATTCCAGGATCTGCCGCCCATAGTCATCATTGACTTCAAAATCACCAAACTGGAATCGTGTGCCATCGCAATACAGGCCGATGTCGTTTCCGCGGGCTATGTCGATGGTCACGCCGCTGATCGTGCCTTTGTAGATGTTCAGGCCGTCGGCCGTCATCTGTGCCACTGTGTTCCCGTTGATGTCCCGCAGGAACAGCCCGGAATGATTCAGGAGCATGAGGATGCGCTGCGCGGAATCGTAGAACTTCAGGCCGTCCTTGTCCCATTCGCCCAGCGGGTTTCCGCTGCCGTCCAGGATCTGGAAATCTCCATAGGCGTTATTTACGCCGCCCAGGGAGAAATGTCCGTCCATGGTCCAGCTCTGATAATATGGTCCCTGATATCCCGTCGAACTGAATCCGATCCCGGCCATGTTGATCCGGAGGACATTCCGCGCGGCGGAAAGGTTCTCATTGTCCAGGAAAAGGATCTCATTCGCCCAGCCTTCGGCGTTCCTGTTGATGATCACATGCCCGCGGCGGCCGCTGTTCAGGACGCCTGTGGCGCGGTCTACTGTCGTATTCAGCATTTCCTTCGTCGGAAGCATGCTGATGGTCTTCAGCTGTTCTTCGATGGTCAGCGCCAGCGTCTCCCGCCTGTCTCCGATCTCCAGAGAATCATAGCGTTCCTGCAGCATGTCCCATTCATATTCAATGATCTTCGCCGTCGTGCTTACTCCCAGCGCGGAGAAATATACCTCGACGGTATCGCACAGATCTACATTCGACTGCAGGAGCGCCTTATATTCCGGCGTGTCCTGCGCGTTCACCCACTTCACGGAGAGGCTGACGGAAGGTTTTCCGATATCGTTCCGCTGGATGAAAGATTCCGTGTAGCTCCGGAGCTGCGCCACCGTCGGCGCGTTCGTAAAGGCTTCAGTGAAATCCTTTACCACGGTTCTCTGATACGGCCAGTTTGCCGCTGCCGCCGAATGCATGACCTTTTCCGGCAGCGTCACCATGGTTTCCTCACTCTGCCAGTACGGATAAATTCCTGTGTATGTGTTCAGGATGCTTTCCTCCTGCTTCAGATCCACCAGGTTCTTTCCGTACATGATCCGGTATCCGTTGTCCTGTCCCCGGTTCCTGTGCAGGATCGCGGACCAGTTATCAAATTCCCATTCTCCGCCATAGACGTCCAAAACGCTCCCGCGCTGGCCTCCCAGATAGGAAAGCATGGCTGTGGGAACCGGTACTGTATAAGAGGAGGATGATTCAAAATCCGCGGACAATGTGAACGGACACGCCTCCGCGGCGTTAGCTTTAAAGGCTGCCAGCGCCGCGGAGAGACTGCCCGCGGAAAAGGGAGAGACAGGGATCAGGCCCATCCGGTTCCGGATATGCCGCGCCAGGATGGACACCCGGCCATTGATCGGCCGGGATATTTTTTCAATGGTGAAAGCCTGATTTCCGCGCCGCGCCGAAGGCTTCCCGTAAATGATCCCGGATTTCACAAGGTCTTTGAAGTGGACGCCGTTCAGCGGATACACCATATTCAATTCAAAGGCGCCATTTCGCGCCTCTTTCACTTTGCAGGAAATTGCATCAGAAAGCCTTCCGATGCCGTTTGAATTGAATACGGTATCAGAAGGCTCGAAAAGAATAGGGATCATAGTTCCCCCTTAAATCGTGTAGAACCGCGGCGTGACCACAACGCGGGAAAATCCGCTGAATGTCAGCGCGTTCTCCCCCGGATCAAGCTGCGGGAACTCTCCATTGCTCAGAATTGTAGTCTTGTTGAAACCCGGGACCTCCATCAGATCGCAGTCAATAACTGCGGATCCTCCCGTGATCCCGCTCACTGCCACCGTGACGCCGTTCAGCGTCACGCTTCCGGATGTGCCGTACACTGTGATCAGAGGTTTCGCCGGGAACTGTGTCGGATTAAAGATCACCCCGGCGGCAGTGAATGCCGGAAGCGGGACTGCTCCGGCATCCAGGAAACGCTGCGGCTTACATCTGAATGTCAGATTGAAACGTCCCGCCCGGTTCAGCGTCGTGGGGCTTACGGACAGGCCTCCCACAAAGGCAGCCTGTCTGAATTCGTCCGGATGATAGGTATCCCGCAGAACCTGATATCCGATCTGCCCCGTCAGGAATGCCCGCAGATCGTCTATGCGCGGCTGGAACCGGCGGGAGATAAATGCGGGATATGTTACAGAGACATTTTCAAATCTTCCATTGTCAAACAGAAGATCTCCGTTCCTGCCCGGAATCGTCTGGAACGACACATCCCGCGCCGGCGCGTTGAATGTCCCGGATCCGGAGATCCAGACGCCGAAATCTCCCAGATTCTTCCCGGCAAATGTCAAATATTCAAACGGCATCAGGCCCATGCGTATTCCTCACTTTCCACATCTCCCTGGATGATGTCCGCGACCTCATGCGCCAGCTCCCGGACGTCCTGTCCCGGCGCTCCGTACACATTGATCACGTTCCCGCCATAATTCCGGTTTGTGATGCTGGTATTCCCTCCTGAAGGGATCACCGCACTTCCCACGCCCAGGATGTTTCCGGTCTGCTCATACAGATCCATGGCGCGGCCGCGCTTTGCCGCGGAGAGAGGGATTACCACCTCCGCGCCCTCTTCGCCTAACCATGAGAGCTGTTTCTGCTCGACGAATCCGCCGTCTGCATGGCCGCCGATGCGGCCCCCGGTCACACGTTCCACCACGGACGCGATGATCGGATGATTGTCTAAAAACGACTGCATTACGCTCCGCGCGTCTCTGGCCGCCGACTCCGCGCCGTCCACTTTGTCGATCTTGCCCTGCATGGGAACCGAAATGATTTTCGTCATCTGTCCGGCGGCATTCATGGCCGCCTGATCACCGCCGTCCACCTGTTTCACATAACCAGTAAACTGATTCTGTGTAAAAGTGTTCTGCATGGTCTGCGTAGTGGTTTCGGCCTTCTGCGCGGCATCCTGCTGATCAAACGTCGGCGCCTTGATCACGCTCTCCTGGATGCTTCCGAATGACTGCAGTGTCTTTTGTGTGGCCTCTTCGGCTTTCTGGCCCGCAGTCTCCGCATTTGTGGAGATGTTGGCATAGGCTTCCGCCGCTTTGTTGATGTTCTCCGCGCCGCCCTGTGCCATGATCTCCATGGTTGTGTTCAGGCCGCTCACTGCGGAATCTGCTGCCGCCGCGTCCTTTGCCGCCGTGGAAAGGCTTCCGCCGGCCTTCTCCAGCGCGTCTCTGTACTCGTTGCACTTCTTCGTTGCCTCAGAGAGTGCCGCCACAGCCTGCGGATTCGCCACGCCGCCCGTGGCGGATGTCTTCGACGCCTCCGCCTGTGCCTTCTCAAACTCCTGAACGGCTTTCTTTGCGCCTTCCACGGTCTGCTGGTACTGCAGATTTGCCTCGTTCAGGCGTTTATGCGCTTCGACCTGGTTTCTGATCGCATCCGTATAGTCAGATTCAAATGCGGCCTGAATGGCCTGCTCCTTCATCTTTGCGATATTCTGGTCAATGGCGCTGTTGATCTCTCCCAACGCCGCCGCGCTGTCCTTCGCCTGGGCGATGAATTCCGTGCTGTAATCGGTCCCCATGGCCGCGTTCAGCTGGTTCAGCGCGTATTCCGCGACTGACTCCATGCCTTCCTTCAGGTTCCCGGAAGCGTCATAGCAGTTATTCAGCTGCTTCCGCCAGTGTTCCAGTTTCGTTCCGGAGAGCTGAATCCCGTCCGCCGTTTCCTTCGTGGTCTGCAGCCATGTCTGAATGGCCGTATTATTCTCAGTGATCGCGTTCCCGGTCTCTTCCAGGCGTCCCTTCAGGCTGATCAGATTGCTGTCCAGCCCCGTGATCTTGCTGTTCGCGTTCACAAAGGCCGCGCCCAGGACTACCAGAGGCGCAGCCACCAGTCCGATCTGAACAGCCGTGGTTCCAAGCACCACATTCGCGGCGGATGCCAATCCGCCCAGCTCCTGGACCTTTGCCGCCAGATCTCCGACGCCTTTCACCACCTTGCCCGTGGTCTCCACGCCGGCGCCAATGATCTTAAAGAACGGTCCCGCTGCCGCCACAGCAATGCCGGCATTGATTGCATATTGTTTCTGTTCGTCGTTCAGGTTATTAAACCAGTTTGTGAAATCCTGCAGCGCTCCGACGCCCTCCCGGATCTTCGGGACCAGCGCGTCACCGACGGAGATGGCCGCCTCCTGTGCCGCTGACTTCAAGATGGTGATCTGTCCATTCAGGTTGTCCTGCATGGTGTCGGCCATGCGCTTCGCGGTTCCGTTGGCGTTTTTCACTGCCTTCGTCAGCTTTTCAATGTCGGCCTCTGATGCGTTCATGATGGCCAGCAGACCGGACATTCCGTTCTGGCCCGCCAGCATTGCGGCGTACTGCGCTTTTTCTGCCTCATTCAGCGTGTCAAACTGCCTTTTGGTATAGTGCAGGATCTCAGACAGGCTTTTCATGGATCCGTCCGCGTTCTGGATCTCGATGTCCAGGAATTTCATCGCGTTCATGGATTCCTTCGTTGGTTTTGCCAGCCTTGTCAAAAACCCTCGCAATGCCGTTCCTGCCTGGCTTCCTTTGATTCCGGCGTTCGCCATGAGGCCCGTGGCCACTGCCATGTCCTCAATGCTGAATCCCAGCGCTCCGGCCACAGGCGCGGCGTACTTGAATGTCTCGCCCATCATGGACACATTCGTGTTCGCGTTCGTGGATGCCGCTGCCAGGACGTCAGCAAAGTGCGCGGAATCCTTCGCCGTCAGGTTAAAAGCGGAGAGGGAATCCGTCACGATGTCCGATGTCGTGGCCAGATCCAGACCATCCGCCGCGGACAGGGACATGATTCCGGAAATGCCTTCCAGCATGTCCTCCGTCTTCCATCCGGCCATGGCCATGTACTGGAAAGCGTCCGCCGCCTCTGAGGCGCTGAATTTGGTCTCCGCGCCCATCTCCCTGGCCTTCACCCGGAGCGCGTCAAAATCTGCCCCCGTGGCTCCGGAGATCGCCGCCACCTTGCTCATGGAGCTGTCGAAGTCCGCCGTGGTCTTCACTGCCGCGACGCCTACCGCTGCCGCTGCCGCACTGATCGGCATCAGCGCGTCTCCAATCGCGCTTATCTTCTGCCCGGCCGCCTCCATATCCGCGCCCATCTGCTGGAGGCCGCTGGGAATGTTTTTCAGTTCAGTCTCCATGCGGTTCAGCTCTGCTGTGGCCTCATTTACCGCCTGCTTCCACTTCAGCGTCTCCTGGGAGTTTTCGCCGTACTTTTCGGCGGATTTCTCCATCATGTTCTCCAGCTCTGCCAGACGATCCTTCTGTGTCTGGATCTGCTTGCTGAGAATGTCGCGCTGCTGGGAATTCTTTTTCTGCTGTGCCGTGTCCTTGTCCCAGGCGGAGGACATGGCCTGCATTTCTGATTTCAGGGTTTTCTGCTGCTGGATGATCTGCTGTATTGTCCGCCTGTATTCAGCTTCCCCTTCGATTCCTATCCTCGGCCCAATGTTTACCGGCATTTCCTCACCTCAAACTCATCGCTTCGTCAAACGAATACTTTTTCTTCTCTGCCTTCGGCCGCTGCGCTCCGGAGTAAATGGAATCACATGCGATCAGATCCATCATTTCCCCGTAACACATATTAACGGCCTCCGTTATGGTTAATCCCATCCGGAGGCCGTAATACTTGAACCATGAGAGATTCAGCCGGATGCTCCGGCCTCCTCGTTTTCTGTTTTTTTTTCATTCTCCGGCTCCGGTTCCACTGTCCGCCGGCCCCCGCTGTAAAACTCCTGAATGGCTTCAGCAAACAGAGCATCAAATTCCGGTTCTGTGAGGCTCATTGCCTCCTCTTTCGTGATCGGCCTCGGCTTGTACGCCGGATCCTTCACATGCTGTGCAGTCTCATAGCCCCGTGACATGGCCATGATGATCACCACGGCCGCGCGCTGGGATGTCGCATAGTTCCCTTCAGTCAGCTGTTCTTTGAGTAATCTGTTCACATCTCCGTCCGGAGACGCGTCAGCGATCTCACAGTTCGCCAGCACGCTCCGGAAGAATCTCACATCTCTCCCGTTTATTTCCATGTCTGCCTCTCTTACGGATTAGCCGCCCAGGAGCGCGACCAGTGCGGCCTCTGCCGCTGCCTCAGTGCTGTAGGTTTCAGCGCCCACCATCTTCCAGCGATGATTTGCGGAATCGTCACGCATCAGGTTTGCAGTCAGGGTCTGGGTCTGCCAGTCAATCTCCTGCTCCTGCGTGACCGCCTCAGTGTTCCCCACCTGGAACATGGTTTTTCTGAGGATATACGGCACCCATGTGGTGACGCCTTCAGACATATAGCGGGCCAGAAATCCGATCCCCATATAAGGCGGCGTTGAATCATCTCCGTATGCCACCACGGACACGCCGTTCACCTCTTCTGCCTCCGGGAGGCCCCAGATGAAGCGCTCCGCTGCTGTGAGCAGGCCGTCAACGACCAGCTCCGCGGTCCCGCCGTTGAATACGCCCGGCGCGTTCTCCGCTTCGACATTGTCCGCATAAAACGCATTATCGGATCCGGTCTCCGGATTGATCGTCACGGACACGCCGCGCGCCAGCGGCATGCAGCCAGTGTATGAGATCACACCGGCAGTATTTACATATCTCGCAACGTAAGGCTTAGAAAAGCCAGTACACACTCTGCCATTTGCAGCCATAACTTTCTCCTTTCACACAAAAAAGGACCTTTCTGCCCTTTACTTCATTACCTTTTTAATTTCATCGTCCAGTTTTTCGGCAATCGCTCTTTCCGCCGTGTCCTTTGTCCGTCGTACTGCCGGACCAACAAAAGGCCGTTTCGGCGCGAATGAGGATCCGCTTTCCAAAGACCTGGCGATCATTGCATTTGCCTGGCCTTTCGGATGCTTTCTGGAAACCTCGGCATTGTACCCGTCTTCACCAACTTTTACATTGATGAATGATCCGTCATTCCGAAATCCCGCAATGCCCAGGCCTTCCAGCAGTCCGGCTTTCTGCTTCTGCGTAACTTTTCCTTCCCGCGGAGATCCTACCGGCAGCGCCTGGATGTTGGCGCGGATCGCGTCCGTCACGATCTTCGCGCCTTCATAGACTGCTTTCTTTGCCATTTCATCGGCGCCGAATTCCAGGTCTTCCAGGTTCTTTATGTAGTTTTCGATGCCGTTTCCCACTGTCCATCTTGCCATATCACGCCGCCCAGAAATCCCACTCAAAATGAATCAGGTTTGTTTCGTCCTCATACTGGACTGAATTCAGGCGGAATCCGATGCCGGCGTCGTTCAGCGCCTCCTGGATCAAGTCCACCTTTTCATCGAATTCATAAAAGGCATAATAATCAATGGTTCCATGGATCTGCTGTTCACCTTTCCGGTTTTCCGCTTCAAAGGAATCCTCTTCACCATCTTCGGCCCATACTACATAACTCTTTTTCGGCCTCGGAGGTCTTCTGTAGTGATAGCATTCGTCGGTCACCGTCAGGAGCGCGGCCCGCACTCCTTTCAGAATATTATTCAGTGATTTCATAAAGATCATCCATCCTTTTCAGCGTCAGATCCGTGACCTTCAGTCCATCTTCGTCCAGCATCTGCTGGACGTTTGTGATCCTGTACTGTCCATCATTCTCCGAATGACTCAGAACCGCATACATTCCGATGCGTGCCTCTGTGGTCCTCCAGATCCTGATCAGCATATCCACCTGTTCGTTCACGCCCTGTGCCTGATAAAACCTGTTGTATCCGACTGTCCTCTCACCAAACAACGCGGACAGAACCGGGACCAGCGCCTCTTTCGGCATTGATCCCGGCTCCGCCGTGTTCAGGAGGAGGCAGATCTGTACCATTCCGGAATCAAGTATCATGATTCGCTCACCTTCTGGGAAAAAAGTCTGTTGTTCAGCGCATACCGGAGCATGCGCGGCATGACAGGCGCATCATCTGCACGCTTGCGGTACAGATACGCGGCATACATGACCACCAGATTGCCGTCCTCAATCGAATCGGTCAGCATGATGCCCTCTCTTGTGATCATCTGC